CGTTTTGAGACATGTCCTTTACTACACGGCCTGTCAGATCGTCCATGTGCCAACGCGTTTGTATGATGGCTACTCTTCCCCCCGGCATAAGCCGAGTACGTGCACCGAACGTGTACCAATCGTAGGCTCTAGCAAAGGCAGAGAAGTTCCCGTTGATCACGTCCTGCTCAGAGTGAGGATCGTCAATTAATAAGAGGTCAGCGCCACGACCCGCCAGTGCAGAGCCTACACCCGTTGCGTAGTACTCCCCACCCACATTAGTGTTCCACCGACCCGCAGACTTAGAATCCGAAGCAAGGCGTACCGCTGGGAAAATAGACCTATACGCCTCCGTTGCGATGAGGTTTCGTACCTTTCTACCGAAATCTACAGCTAAATCAGTGGTATGCGACACCATCATCACTTTCTTGTCTGGATTACGCCCTAAGAACCACGCTGGATAGAAAATAGAGACTAATTGTGACTTGCCGTGACGTGGTGGGATGTTAACACATACTCTATCCTTGTCCCCATCCTCAATCGCCATCAGCATATCGGCAAGAATACGGTGATGTTTTCCCACAATGAAGTCTGACATCATCGCCTTACAGAACTCAATCAGGTCATCGAACGCAAGCTGGTTCGCCTTCCTGTTCTCCAGTTCATCGACCATCTTCTCAATCTCAACCACCTCATCAGGGGTATACTCGTCAAGATTATCTAACATCACTGCAATCTCTTCGTCAGAAAAGTCAAAAGCTACAGCTTCACTCATTTTTGGACTCACCGTACATCTCAGCGTCCACGTCTAACACCGCTCCCTCAAATTCAATGGTAGTTTCAGGCTGATCGTCCACGTTAACCCACTCTGCTTCTTCCACATTGTCGGGCATAAGGTCGGGTTCTACCTCCTTAACCAGCTTTTCCAGCTTCTTACGTAGGTTAGCGCGTAGGTCATCAGTGCTCTGGTGCGTTATCGTGACCTCGGACTTCTCTGCGAACAACCCAACGTCTGATATCTTGCCCAATAGCTCCAAAGCACGGAGTCTGATCTTCGCATCCTCGTTGTCAGCCTCCAAAATTAGCTTGTTGGTGACCAAATGACGTATCTGCGTAGCCGATTCTGCTACAGATGTACCGAATTCCTCTAGAATAGAGTTAGTGAGCACTAACGAGGCGGGGGTCATCTTTGCTATACGTTTCCGCGACACCTTTTTCGAGGCTTTCTCTGGATTTTCCGCATACTCACGCGCTAATTCGACTGCAAGGTCAGCATCTAGGGCCGAGGCTTTGGTTTCTATGTAGGGGTGTTCGGTGTCATCAACAGCGGCGAGGTAATTAATGGTCTCACAAGCTGCGGCGACTCTAACTTTTAGGTCACAGAAGGGTTCATCGTCTAAAAGGGGTACGCCTCTGTCTACTTGAAGCTCTATCGTCATCTTACTTAAACCCTATGGTGCTTGCAGGAGGTTAACCGAAGGGGCAAATGTAACTCAAAGTCTACGGATGTTCAAGGATTGTAATTTATAGGAACAAAAAAATTTTACAGGGGGCTAACTATTTCATAGGGGGGTGTTCCGCTGTGAGCGATAAAATGAAAAAACAGCCAGTTATTCTTCTGGATTAGTAATATATAGATAGTAAGGAATCCTGTTACCCCAAAGCGGGCATGGGGGTAGGGTGGGTCATCATAGGGGATTGTTTGCTATTATATGCCCACGTGGTAGACTGTTTACAGGTCGAGGCAATACTGTTTCGACCCGCGTTACTATCGGCGCTACCGATAGTTAAGTGAGATTATTCAATATGTCTAAGAAAACAACAGTAGTAAAAACGCCTTCCGTCACTGAATTGATGGAGGGTGTACGTGCCCCGATTAAACAATGGTCGAGTGCGGAGTATGAAGCTGGTAACAGTCAAGCAATAGCTAACACGTTTTTGGAACCGATTGTAGCCACGTTAAGGGCCGCTAAGGTTACCTGCCTACGTAAGCCGACTACGCCAACAGGTAAGAAACGGGCGAAACTGGTAAGCGATGCTATCATCTCTGGATTTTCTAAAACTGTCCAAGCAGATATAGTATTCGTTCGCAGTTTTAGTGGTGGGAAAGGTAACAACAGCTGGAAGTCTGCCGCTAGATTAAGAGGTGATAGCCCCACACGTATCACGTCAATGCAGACCAACAGCAATAAACCGTCGGCGTTACTAGGTAAGATCGACGGTAGGCTGGCCAAAGCGATAGCTAAGGAAGAGGCAATAGCCAAAGGTGAGGTGGTAGCTAAAAAGACACCTTTGGACACACTGTCCAGCGATATAGATAGGGTGATTGCAAAGTTGAAAGCGAATGATGATTTCCCATCGGGATTTAATAACACTCGCAGGGGGTCATTGAAGCAGGAAATGATGGCAATCAAAAAAGAAATTGACGATCTTAACGCTGCTAGCAAGTTAACAGCATAATATTACTGCCCCCGAAAGGGGGCACCTTTTACTACGGAGAAAATTATGAAAGTTCTAAGCCTTATAGCTACCCTGATTATCGGCATGACTAGTATATTGGTTGCACAGGAATGGCAATCACCCACACCCTTCCTGCTAATGATAGTTTTCGTTTCGGGTATTTGCTGTTCTTATATGTTCGATTGCCTTATCAATGACTAACCTTTTAACCTGCTAACATCTTAGCCCCTTGATTGGGGCTTTTTTGTGCCTGTCTTTTATGGATTCAATACCAGTTCCCCGAGATGCGCAACGATCCAATACCAGTTCCCCGAGATGCGCAACGATCCAATACCAGTTCCTAGAGATGCGCAACGGTGTGCATGGTCTAACTATCGGTGCCGCCGATAGTTAACAGATTCCATAAGATTCTACAGTAGGCCATAAGATTCTGATTGTAGCGTAATGTAGTAGAATGGTTTACTACAATACAAATGCGGAACAATGCGGAACAATGTGGAACACTGTGCCCGTTTAATGGCAGGTAAGTGAGGAGAAATAGTGCTATATATATATTGTAGTTATAAACCTTATTATTACTAGTGGTTCCACGGGATTATCCTGATTCTCTGGTGAGCCGAGGGCGTTCTCCCCTCCCAGAACACCTTGCCTAGTAATATCAAAAACTACACTACACTACATCCCACACCCCTGATTAGTAGGTTGTAACCCGTTGATATCGTTGAACAAAAAAACAACTACAAATCAGCCCTTTCCCCCATTTTCTAGCCACAGAACAACCAATAGATTCAATATAACGTCCACAATAAGTCATCATAAACAATGTGTTTCCAAGCATTTCCTGTTAGTTACCCGCTTTTCCTACGCTTGACATTACCTTCCAAGTATGTCATAATGTGTTTTCAGGTGGTATTTCGACAGCGACAGACGTAACTATCGGTGCCACCGATAATTAGCAACCGACTAAACTGGAGAGTAAAGATGCATACAGAGAAAATGAAAACGAAGTTCGGTAATGATTCAAAAGACCAAGTAATTGTACATGACGGTGACCGTAGGGTGTTTGTCAGTTATGGCACACCCATCGCTGAGATAGCAGGTTACGGTGGAGCGGTAACACTCGATAAGGATTACTGGGATTACTCAGTAACAACTGGACAGTATCGAAACGAGTTTCTAGGTGAGGGTATTGCCGACACACGTAAGAAGATCAAAGACGGCACCTACCAGTTAACAAACTTAGCAGGACACGCACCGCGTAAAGCTAACAAAGCAGGTGACTACGTGATCAATTGGCCTGAATCAGGAGCCGAGGCAGCACGGGATGTAGAGGACGATGAGGAATATGAAGTGGATGCCTCGTTTGACGCACCTGTAGCAGCGCAAGAGGAATGCCTGACATGCGATGCCGCAATCACTGACGGTGGGACATGGGGGTACTGTGTTGAATGCTGGGAGGAGCATGGTATCAAGGTAGGGTTTGGATCGGAAGATACCGCTAACGAGTCACCGTAGTACACGGTTTGACACAGTAGTTCATGTGTGTTAACATATCACCCTGTAACGCATTAAGAAGTAACCAAGCACCACATCTATCGGTGCCACCGATAGTTAAACCTAACTTACTCTGGAGAGTAATTATGAGCATGACAGCACCAGCAGTACCTAACCGCGTATCTATCGCAACATCATGTAGTAACGTGGAGTTCACCGCGTCGATATGGACGGGACGTAAGAAAGACAAACGTGCATCCGCACAGGTAACGAGTGACAACAACGCCGAATCTGGATCGGCGGGTGTGTATAAGAAGTTACTAGGTAACTGTCCCGAGTTGGAGGCCATTACCAAGCACGTGGGTAACGTACGCAACAACATCCACTACCGCATGACCATGCCGTGGTCTGACCTAGGCCAACGCCTACTGACTACTGCGGTGCTGCCCGACTACCAGCGCATGATGAGTGAAGCGCAAGTAGAATTCTGGCGACTCGTTGCCGAGTTTATGCGGGTGTACCAGTGGGAGTTGTCTCAGGTGCAAGCCAAGCTGGGCACACTATACCGGCCCGAGGACTACCCGAGCGAGGACGATATACGTGAGAAGTTTGGGTTCAACGTAATGTACACACCCATCCCCGAGTCAGGTGATTTCCGTGTTGATGTAGGTAGCGACCAGATGCAGGAGCTACAGGATAATTACGAGCAGCACTACACCATGCAGATCAACCGAGCGATGAGTAACATCCATGACCGTACGGTTGAGAAGTTGACCAAGCTACACGACTCTATCAACTGGGAGAGGGGTGAGAGGAAAGGCAAAATATTCGAGTCCGTGTTCGACCATTGCCTAGAGTTGATCGACATGCTGGAGACATGCAACCTTACAGGTAACACACAAATGGCAGCGGTACATGCCAAGCTCAAGGCTCAGTTCATGGGCAAGGGTATGCAAGCTCTATCACCCGAGGCATTACGTGAGGATGACGTGTTACGTAGGCAAACACGTGACGTGGTAGCTGACGCGATACGTACCTTACCTTCATTGGAGATGTGAGAGATGAGATATACACAAGCTGAAAACAAGTTATGGGTACGTGAGGGTAAGTTCAGAGACACGGTGCATCCACGTGATGCGTTCGCTGACCTACCACTACCCGAGGAGGAGAAGGAGGACTACATGTATATGTACAGCCGTGGCGACAAGCACTTCTTCAAACACATCGACACCCGTGCGTACCTCACGGTGACT